ATGTACTCTTCGACTTGCTCAGGTGTAAATTGTACGCTGACGTTTGCAGCTTTTAAATTCACATTCGCATTATATACTTGAACTGCCATTAAAAGTTACTTTCCCAATTCTCTTGTGAAATTGTTGCATCCACTGGATCACCAGAGGCAGTGTATACCCGATTTGGGTTACTAAAATCTTCATTCTGCCCAACATTGGCATTAACGTTGGAGATAACACCTTGATTGTTCAACGGTCCAAACAGACTTGTCTTCAATGTGAAGTTAAGCGTATGCGTAACGAAACGACGAGTTTGAAAATCGCCATCATAATCGTCTTGTACAGAAATATTATTTAACACAACTGGAACATCAAGAACCAGATTCATATCCTCAACTGTCTTGATTGACAGGGTGTATTCTGGTGTGAATGTTGGAAGAATTTGTTCGATAATTTGAAGCCCATCTTCTTGGGTCTTAGTTAAAATATAAAGTGAGATGTCAATGTTGTATGGAACTGGCGTATAAAGCACGTTCATCGCATTCGCACCAACTCCACAAGTAACCTTGTTCATGCGATTGATTTTACGGGCAGCATCATAGCTGTACCCAGTAATCTCAAACGACATTCTTGGTAGAGTTGTATATGTATTATTTTCTAAAGTTGGGTCTGAATCTATACGAACGATCCATTTCTCTTTCGGTGCATATGCCAGAGGGATTTGCAATCTCTGCACAGTATCACCATTAACAGAGTCACCTTGTTTACGATCAATGTAAATGCTGCTGAACAGACGACCGAATGATACGATCGTTTTTCTGATAATGCCGTGGTAGAATACTTGATTGTTTAACATTACATCACATCCCCGAATGGGTTGTTGTCATTGAATAGGATAGTTTCAGATTCTGATTTAAATGAATTGTTATCGCCATATGAGTCTGGCATATCAATATTTGCGTGAATCTCTGCAACCATAGCAGCACCAACACCATTACCAGAAACAATAATGGAAGGTGGAGTATTGTATCCAATACCTGCGTTGACAATAGTTACGTTTGCGATACTTCCGTCTTCTATTACAGGTTCTAATATCGCACCATGTCCACCACCACCTGATACAGTTAGTGTGGCATTAGTGTAACCAGTGCCGTGATTTGTAATATTCACCGAAGTTACGCTTCCAGATTCTGTTCTTGTAGTATTAGTTGTAAACGATTTCAGTGTTTCAAAATCATCGATGGCTTTAATGCCAGTATCGATGTGCTCTGAAGAATACTGGAACAATTCAACTTGTAGCTTGTATACATACAACTTACCAAGTTGATAGAATGGGTCTTGGTGTTGAACGAACTTAATTTCAAACAATCCCTTTGATAGAGGGAAATAAACTAAGTCGCCTTCGTTCGGGCGATTCGGAACTGTCGTTACACCATAGCGACCAACGAATTGATCCCAGCGACGACGAGCAACTACCAGAGTTGCAGACTGTTCCATCATTAAACCGAACTTCTGAATGAATGCACCCTGACCACCAAAGTTATCCACATTCTCGAAATACATTTCGATTGGGAATGCGTGTTTAAATTTGGATAAACGATCTTCACCAAGGATCTCGTCTTTAGAGACAAGAGTTCTTGGAATATACATTACCTCATTGCCGTACATACGCAACGATTCAATAATTAGGTCTTCAACAAGAGACTGCTCGTTACGAGTCCCGTGTGAAAAATATACGTTTGTGGTTGTCATTTATTAACCCATGAAGAATTCAAGTGGAGCAGCTTTGTTCATTAGCTCATCTTCCAAATCTTTGATTTCTCCCATTGCTTCGTCGTAGAGTTTATCACCGTCTAAAGTGACACCACCTGGTAATTGAATACCAGAGAATTTCTTAATGTTCACTGCCCACTGTTTTTTAAATTGAGCAGTTACATAATGCTTCAACCACATCTCGTTCCAAACTTTGTTGTATTCGTTTGGATCTAGCGCACGATAGCATTCGAATACAATCCAAGAACCAACTTTAACTTCAGTGTTCCAGTTAATCTCTAGCATCAAACGACTCTGTAGTCGGTTAAAGCGGAAGCCTTGTTGACCATTTAATTCAAAGTCTAACAGAGAGATGTGCGCCATTACAGTTTTGTAATAGACGATAGATGTGGAAGTTAAATCATACAAGTCGTGTAGACGTAGTTGATACTGAAGATCAAACATGTTCTTTGACGATGATGTTTGGGTAACTGGAATTACTCGAGTTACGCCATACACTAAATCTGGAATTGGGATATACTTGTTGTCAATATTTTCCTGAGTCACTTGATGCTTCATGTACATCTTCTCGATACCATCAAAGTGATATTGTCTCCAGTACTCTAGAGCTTCGTCAAGACGGTCTTCGAGTTGATCATCGTCAACGTTAATTTCAAGCACAGGTGCACCAAGTGCTCTTAGTGCGTATTGCTTTAAACCATCTCTTGAATTAACAGCCATTTTATTTTCCTAATTGAGCTTTAAGTGCAGCAACTTCAGCATTAAGTTCTTGAACAGCTTTAACTAGGACAGAAACCATCTGAGCGTAGTTAACAGATTTGATTCCATCATCCTGTGTGGCAACAAACTCTGGCATAATTGCATCAACTTCTTGAGCGATCAAACCAATTTCATGCTTGCCGTCTTTATCGTACTGAACAGAACGTAGAGCTAGAACTTCTTTTAGACCATAACCAGAAGCAGCTACGTTGCTCTTCAATGTTACGTCAGAAGAAATATAGAAGTTCGCTGCAAACAGAGTGCCGTGGTATGAATTACCAGAACCATCACGTTGTACTAGAGTGTTTGCAGTATTTGCAGAAGTACCAGTTACGCTATTGCTAGCAGCAGAAGTTACACGACCTTTAGCATCAACAGTAATAGTTGCGAAAGTATAAGTTCCAGCAGTTGCACCAGAGTTTGCTAATGTTAATGCTGCGCTGTAGTTCGCAGAACCATCGAATGTTCCAGTTCCAGATGCATCGCCAGTGAAAGCGATGGTACGAGCAGTTGCTAATTTTGTAGCAGTATCAGCATTACCAACTACTGCACCAGTATGAGTGCCAGAAGTATTGCCCGATAATCCACCAGTAGCAGTGATCAAACCAGTTACACCCAAAGTGCCTGAGAAAGAACCCGTAGTATGAGTGGCAGGACCACCTGAGATACCTGCAGTAGAAGTGATTAGCCCAGTAACTGCCAGAGTAGAACTTAAAGTAGCAGCGCCAGTTACACCCAAAGTGCCTGAGAAAGAACCTGTAGTTGCAGAAAGACCAGCTAAAGTAGTTGCACCAGTAACACCTAGAGTACCACCGATAGTTGAGTTACCAGTACCAATGATACCACCAAGACGTAGGTTATCATAAGTTGCGCCAGTAAAGTCGTATGTTGTACCTGGAGCGCCAGTACCATTAGAGAATAATCTCCATTCACCAGAAGATGCCTGTTTAATAAGACCCATCTTCTTAGCGCCACTTGATGTATAACCACCAAGTAAACCAACGTCAGTAGCATTACCAGCATTATCAGAAGCCAAGAACAACTGAGGAGTAGTAACAGTCAATGACTGGCTGTTTGTTGTAGTAGTTGTACCAGAAACAGAAAGGTTACCTGCTACGTTTAGTGTACCACCAACATAAACAGCACCAGCAATACCAACACCACCAGATACAACTAAAGCTCCAGTTGTTGCAGAAGATGATGCAGTGTTATTTGTGATAGATGTTACACCCGTAACACCAAGTGTAGAACTTAAAGTAGTTGCGCCAGTAACACCAAGAGTAGAACTTAAAGTAGTTGCGCCAGTAACACCAAGGGTAGTACTGGCAGTAATAGCTTTGGCAGATAATATGGCATTTCCTACTGTTAATGTTCCAGTAGAAGCACCAATGTTCAGTACAGTAGCTGCACCAAAAGCATTTACTGTAGTAGCTACAGTATTAAATACGTTTTGGGTAACTTTGCTACCAACAACAGTGCCAGTTTGATCCAAGAATCTTGATTGATTCCATCCACCAACTTTACTTGTAGTCGATGCGTCGATTGCAGCATAGAATTCTAATTCATCATTAGATGAGCCAGCTGAAGTTTCGGCGATGATGTATGTTAAACCATCAACAGACTTAACACCACCAAGAGAAGACCAAGCGCCAGAAGCATATCCTTCATATGAAGAGATAGTAGAGTTATAGCGGATTTGACCAACGGCAGGAGTACCTGGACGTTGAGCAGATGTACCAGCTGGAATCTGTAAAGAAGTTGTGCTGTTTAGAACTACCTGAGCGTTGTTAATAGTCAACGTACCAGTAGAAGCACCTAAAGTGATCGCAGTAGCTGCGCCGAAAGCGTTTACTGTAGTAGCAGTAGTATTCCACAGGTTTTGTGTAGTGTTCGCACCAACAACAGTACCTGGACGAATAGTTGCAGTTGCAGCAGTGGCATTACCAATGTTTAATTGAGTAGCAGCACCGTATGCATTTACTGTAGTTGCAACAGTATTAAATACGTTCTGTGTAGAGTTTGCCCCAAGAACAGTACCTGAATTTAGAGTTAATGTTCCTGAAGCAGCATTACCAACAGTAATTGTAGAAGCTGATGCGAATAGCGTTGCAGCTGCAGGAGAATTGAAGAATGATGTAGCTCCCGCTGTTGAGTCGATTGAAGACAAACCAGCAAGAGAAGTAGAAGTACCACCGAAAGTTACGGTAGTAGAACCGAAAGTAATTTGACCAGAAGCCCAACCTGGAGCGTAACCAGCACCATTAGATTTTAAGAACGTGCCAGCATCACCAGCAGTAATAAATGAGGTTAGAGATGAGTCTTGCTGAATGATTAACTGTCCAGCAGAACCCCCAGCGATGTTGGTTGAGTATGTAGCATTAAGTGCGTTACCTGCTTGTAGGGATGTTGATGCAACCCAAGACGGTGCACTATCACCACCAGAAATAAGAACTTGTCCAGAAGTACCTGCTGGTGCTAAGATAGCGCCATTCGATACCCCGTACATAATACCGCCTGGGATTGGAGTGTTAATTGCACGACCAAGACCACCATATGCCAAACCAATAATATTACCACTCCATACTGAACCAGTACTCATAGTTTTATTCAGAACTGTTTGTTGTGCAGTTCCAGTTAAAACAATCGAACCACCACCAGCAGTTGTGCCGTCGTGAATACGTAATGTTTTTACATCAGTATCATAAGTAAGTTCGGCAACTGCTCCAGTGAACGCATTGTTCTGAGTAGTTGTTCCTCTTCTAAATTGTACTTGGGTTGACATGAGTGTCCTCTATTCTATTCTTTTATTTATTATGACTGCGCTTCGGTCCAGAACAAGTTTACGTTGACGCTGGCAGCTTCTCTATCTAAAACTTGAATCACCCCTGCGTCTGCAGTATGATTCTGGCAATTGTAATATAATGTATCTGGAGCATCAATGTCAACTGTCCAAGTAATAGTACCTGAATAAATGCCATTGTTAGTCACACCAACGTTATACTGATCACCAGTACCAGTTGTTTGTGCAGTTTTAATCCAGAACGGGTGACTACTTCCAATGCTTGCATCTAAATTGAACGTATATGTTTCACCACGATACACTTTGATTGTTGGGTTATTATAGCCGTTGATGCGATATTTACTTGTAGGTCCTGTAGTAGTTTTGGTTACATCAAAGTCAGTAATACCACTACCATTGTTGGTGGCAACAATTGCCAAAACGTCTGGTCCATCGGGGAAGTTACTATAACCACCAATAGCAGAGTTTGATAATTCTTTCAAGTCTGATAGGTCAATCTCAGAGAAACCTCCAGGCTGACCAAGTGTTGAGAAAATCTGTTCACCTGGAGTTGCAGCAGTTGAGTTGCTAGTTGAGATCTGAGAGAACGATGGCTGAGAACCGAAGTTCGCAGCATTAACAGAGTTCCATGTTAATGTAGAAGCGTCAATATTACCTGGATTCATCATACCAGTAATTACGATTGACGAATCAGATTGTACTTGAAGTTTCTGGAGCAACAACTGAGCACGGTTAATCAACTCGCGATCGCCGAAATCTGCAGCGATTGAGTTAGATACTGATGGAGCTAGACGGATATAAAATAATGTCTTAGATTTACCAGTTGGGATCGTGTTATTGATAGACGGATAGTTGTAGTAGTAACCACGGTCATTGTCAAAGTTACCATCCATAATGTAAGAAGAACCCCAGTGGTTGATTAGTGGTGTTGCTGTACATGACACCAGCATTACAGATTGATATCCATTACCTGCAGAGTGAGCCAGAGCAGGTCTACCTTGGAAATTCTTTGTAAGACCTGAAATAAATTGTGTCAATACTGTTCCTCTAACACAACCAATTAAGTTGTTGCCAGATACACCAGTGAAACTGATCAGCTCACCTTCGATGTTAACTACACCACCCGTAGTTGGATAACGAGAAGCGTCTTTAAGTGGAATTGTAGTATCAGAGTTTGTTATGTCTGCAGCTAGGAAGTCGATCGGTCCATAGTTTGCAGCTTGATAACGAATTGTTGAGTTACCTGTACGCATGAACGCTTCACGGTTTACGTTGTTCTGTTTCATACGATGGGCGCAGATCATGTTACCATCTGGACCACGACACATAAAGTCAATGAAACCAGCACCATACCAAGAGAACTGGATACCCATCATCTGCATTTTACCAAGATTCATCTTGTATCCAGATTGACCAGTTCCATCTAATTTATCTACGTTAAAATCTGCTTGAGCTACACGCTGATCAATAACGATAGCCATCTTTACAGATCGTGCTACGTTGATACCACGGTATCCTGGGTTAACGTATAACTGAGTATCACTAACAATACCGTTAACGATGTATGTCATACCACGGATAATAATTTTAGCGCCGACGTAACACTGTTGTGTGAATCGAGTGTTCACACCATTGATTGTTTGGTTTCCTGGATTGGCAGTAATCAATCCAGATAGCTGGTATGTACCTGAACGCTTAACAACTGCTAATTCTTTTCCATCATATTCCCAGAAGATTCCGTTCTGATCATCGAAAACACCGCAGCGAACTAAAGAGCCGTGCCAGTTTTTAACAGTCACACGTGGTAAGTTAGTAAGAACTGATGATGCAGAACCTAAGATGTTGGCAGCTTGATATTGGAAAGTTCTTTCATCAAGAACGGTAGAAACACCATAAGTTCCATTATATCCAGTAGTAACAACACCTTCAATAGTTACGGTCGCACCAACTTGTAGTCCGTGAACTTGTTCTGTACTAATTGTAACTGTAGAGCCTACTGAAGTACCAGTGGCGCTGGCTTGGTCGAGGTTGTATACTGGACAGAATAATGTACCAGAAGTCCACATCATACCTTTACCAGATTGGTAACGCATGTATTTTTTAGTTTGACGGGAGATAGATGCGCCATGACATGGGTTGTATGGTCCAAGTAAAACACCACCATCAAATGGACGGTGAACTGAAATCGCATCTGAACGCAGATAAATGTTCCCAGTCAATGTCGTCGCTGTTGATACGGCACCACCAACACGAGCGAAGAATTTAAAGCTATTCGCAGATAAAATAGTTTCTGCATAGAAATTGCCAGAAAGTAAATTGTGGTTAGTTCCAGAAGATGTTGCGATTGCAGCTAAAGGCGCTCCAGGCATTAAACCATGCGCAGAGGTAGTGGTTACTGTAAGCGTTGATGGGTTTAATCCATCGCTTACAATTGATGATACGTTTAATTTTGCGCCAGTATATAAACCACCACGTCGAGCGTAAGTACCAGAAGCATCTAGAGCTAATCCGTTGGTACCAACAATACCTTTTGCGATGTATGTGAATGATGTTGCATTAGGAACGCTATTGATAATGAATGCACCTTCTGCACGTCCAGCAAACTGAGTGTTCTGCAAACCATGGATAACCACAGGAGAACCAACTGACAATAAGTGGGGAGCCGTACAACTGACAGTAATAATAGAAGGTGTTCCACCATCAGATACAACTGTATCTAAGAACAAGTCCAGTCCAGGCTTTTCATAGATACCTGGGACATTTCGAATGTCAGAATAGTTCTGCCACTTTGTTGTTTGTAATCCATATTCAAAGTCGGCGTCAATCATAGCCTGTGGGTTGGCAACACGCATACGCTCAATCGCATCAGTACCGAACCAGTATGGTCTTACTGTTGTGCCTTGGTGATTTGGTGCGTCAGCGTAGATTGCTAGATCATGAGTAGACAACATCTCTTCTGTATTAGAAGCTAGAGTTACTGTTGTTACACCAACTTTTTCTGAGTTGAATAATGTAGATGGGTTTGGATCGTATGATACGGTTCCAGATTTTGTAGGATCGCCAATGGCGTAAATATTTTGTTGTGTTACTTTGTTTGCAATAATCAATAACTGATTCGCTTTACATGGTCCAGGAAATTGGACAGTACCTGCGCCAGCTGGTCCAGGGGTAAAAATATATTTTTCATTTAATACACGAGACATAATATGTTCCTTTAGAATCCAAAAATAATAGCGAATGCTGTATAGTCTGCTTTTACAGACTGGTCCAAGTTATTTAGTGATACAATACCATCAAGTCGCAATTGACCCATATCATAAACGAAATACGCTATATCGTTAATTAAACCAAGATCTTCATGGATACCAATAACTAAATCGTCTACAGTACCAAGATCACTTGTTGCTTGGGCAGCAAAGACCGCAGAAGCTACCGCAGCATCATTGTCTGCGTTAATCCACTGAGTTCCGTTATACTTTAAAACTTGTTGCGCAACTGGTGCATTAATAGCAACGTCAGTTAACTGAGAAAGTGCTCCAGTGTTAAGTGTTCTCCATTGGAGACCAGTTCCAGTTGAAGCTAGAATCTGTCCATTGGTACCTACACTGCCACCTGCTGTTAGTGTTCCCGTAACTACAGGAGACGCAAGAGTTTTGTTTGAGAGAGTTTGAGAACCTGCGAGTGTGGCTACCGAGACGATTGTCTCAGTACCAGATACAGATTTCTTGAAAAATAGGGCACCATCATACGTATTAGCTGCGAGTTCACCAAGCGATAGATCGCCTGTTGATGGAACTTTGCCTGGAACGGCAGAACGTTTGAGAACGACTGTATTAGCCATGATAACCTATTCTATGTAGAATGAAACACCCAGTATATACTGGGGTGAGGGTTCTCGCCCTCACCGTATATTTAGCTTACTTTAATAAGTACCACCATCGATGTTGAATCCATCGAGAGTAGAAGTAGCTGCACCAGCTCCAGTAATGTTACCAGAAGCAGTGATGGTACCAGAAGCAGACAACGTAGTGAACGCACCAGTAGAACCGCTGATTGGAGCATTAGTGATGCTAC